AGTAAACTTCTTATCAGAAAGAGCTTTATGTACTTTAGGTGCTAATAACTTTTTCTTATTCAAACAATAAGAAATAAATAATTAAAGGGGAGGCAATAAAAATTCTGATGAGCCTCCCTTTTTTTTTTAACATAAACTTTAAATTTAATTAAATGAAAAAACAAACAAGTATTTTAACAGACAAGACTTATAAATTAGTAGGAGATATTGCTCCTTTAAGTTTAATGATTCCTGCTAGAAATAGTAGAAGATCTCCATTAATGTATTTTGATGAAGATAAAAATATAAATAGATCTTTGCGTTATGCTAAAAATCAAAGAAGTCCTTTTGAGGATGAACAAGATGGAAATGCAATTTTAGAACCAATCGTATTTGAAGATGGGTTTTTATTTGTTCCTAAAACTAATCCAGTTTTACAAGAATTTTTAAGTTACCATCCATCTAATAATAGATTATTTGTAGAAGTAAACAAAGAACAAGATGCTGCAGGAGATGTAGAAAGTTTAGATTATGAATTAGAAGCAATGATTGCTGCTAAAGATTTAAGCTTAGAATTAATGGAAACTATTGCGACAGTTGTAATTGGTTTAAATGTAAGCAAAATGAGTTCAGCTGAACTTAAAAGAGATATAAGAATATTTGCAAAAAGATATCCAACTGATTTTTTAGAATCGCTTAATGATCCATTATTATTATTACAAAATAAATGTTCTAAATTCTTATCAGAAAGTTTACTGATAATTAAAAATGGAAAAGACATTTATTATAATTTAAAAACAAACAAGAAAAAACTTTTAACTATTCCATATGGAGAAGATCCTTTATTTATTCTAGCATCATTTTTCCAAAATGATGAAGGAGTAGAAGTTCTTCGTTTATTAGAAAATAGAATTAATAAAGTTAAATAAAAATTAATGTAACTTTGAAATGAACACTCTAGAAATAGAGTGTTTTTTTTTTACTATATTTGTAGAATATAATAAAAAAATTAAAACAATGTCAAAATTTATATCAATACCAATATCAACTGAAATTAATTCTTCATTTACACTTGATGCTGAGTTAGTAATAAAAGGTAAACAAAGCGAAGCTATCGCAAGTGGTTCTTCAGATTCTATTGGTGCAACTCTTACAGCTTCAAATACTGCAACTGGTGTGGGATATCCAGACTCTGGTGCAGGTGTAGCAACGGTTGCTACATCAGGTACAGGTACAGGATTAACAGTTACTTATACGCAAACAGCAGGAGTAGTAGATGTAAATTCAGTTGTAGTAGTGACAGGTGGTATTAATTATCTAGTAGGTGATACATTTAGTATTGCAGGTGGTGATACTAATGCTGTTGGTGCAATATTAACAGTACAAACAGTAGTAAATAGATTGACAGATTCTAGTAAAGACTTTGTTGCTTTAGGAGTTGCAGCAGGAGATTTTTGTTTTGATACAACAACTAATACTACTAGAATAATAGTATCAGTAGCAGCAACTTTTCTAACTTTAGATGGAACTTTCCCAGGAGGTAATAATTATTTTATTAAAAAACCATTAGTTGTAAGATCATCAACTGCTGATTTTTCAACACATCAAGTACAAGTTGGAGATATTGTAAGAAACATTTCAGATAATCTTTTTGCAAATGTTGCAGAAGTATTAAGTAACACAGAAATATTACTAGATGCTGATATTTTTAATACTGCACAAAGATCAAATGCTAATTTCACTATTTCAGCTAAAGCTCAAGAACTATATAATTTTGATCAGCAATGGACTTCTAATGTAAAAGTAGGAGATTTTATTGTATTTAGTTCTGGTGTTGTAAGTAAAGTAGAAGCTTTGGTTGGAACATTTTATAGAGTAAAATTATTTAAAAATGTAACAATTGATGATACTTTTAAAATTTATGACTCTTCTTTATCGAGTCCATTATTAGTTGCAGCAGATCATATTACAGTAGCAACAATAGATAGTACAACTTCAGTAAAATTATTTTGTTCTACAGATTATACAATAACTTTAACAACTTCATCAGATGTTGACAAAACTGTTTTAACAGGTATTCAAAATGCTCAAATAGCAGCAGAAGGAAATGTTTCTGGAACAGCTATATCTTTTGTACAAATAACACCATCGGATGTTGTAATTACAGGATCAGCAGTTGGATAAAAATTAAATAATTTATTAAGATTATAGAGAGGTTTCAATAAAATGAAGCCTCTTTTTTTTTTTGTATCTTTGTGTAAACAAGATTAAAAATGATAAATACAGTCAGAGCCACGGTAATGTCTATTGCTAATAAAAACAACTACGGATACATAACTCCTAATGATTTTAATTTATATGCAAAACAAGCTCAATTAGATATATTTGAAGATTACTTTTATCAATATAACAGTTGGGTTGTAAAACAAAACGCAAGAGTATCTGGAAGTGGGTATGCTGATATTTTAAGAGGATTAGTAGAAGTAATCGATAGTTTTTCAGAAACAAGAGGATTAACAAATACTGGAATTAATTTATTTAATTTACCAGAAGATTATTATTTAATTAATAAGATAAATTTATATCCTAATATAATTACTTCTTCTACTACAACAGCAGCTGCTCTTAACACATTAACAGATACAAATGCAACGTTTAATAACGGATCTGTACTACCAGGTCAGATAGTTTATAACTCTTCTTTAACAAGCGTTTCTAGTGGTGTAAGTGCATATGTAATAAGTGTTGATTCAGCTACACAATTAACTTTGTCTGCTAATCCATTTGGAACAGCAGCAACGATTGGAAATGGATATGTTATTGCTACAACAGCAGGTATTAGAGAAATAGAAAGAGTTTCACAAAATAAAATATTTTATTTAAATTCATCTCATTTAACTTCTCCAACTACTTCATATCCAGCTTATGTTTTAGGTGGTGCTACTGCAGGTACATTTGGAAATACATTAACAGTATACCCAACAACAATTACTATTAGTAGTGGTATAGTTGTATCTCAATATATAAGATACCCATTAGATCCTAATTGGACTTACAGTTCTTTAACTGGTGGAGAACCAGTTTTTGATGAAGGTCAAGCTGATTATCAGGATTTTGAATTACCAGAATCTGATGAACCTAATATAGTAAACAAAATATTACAATATGCAGGTGTTTCAATAAGAGAAGAACAAATAGTTGCTTTTGGACAATTACAAGAAAGTGAAGATAATACTCAACAAAATTAAATATGGCTTATATAACTGACTATCAGTATTACGAAAATAATGGAACTGCACCTGAAGATTCTAATTGGGGATCTTATCAATATGTAACATTAGATGACATTGTAACTAACTTTATTTTAATGTATGTTGGTAATGATAAACTAATTAATAACGTAGAAAAATATAATATTTTATTTCACGCAAAAAGAGGAATTCAAGAATTGAATTATGATGCTATGAAAGAAATTAAAATATTAGAATTAAATGTATCTGATCAATTAAGATTTATTTTGCCTCAAGATTATGTAAATTGGGTTAGAATATCTTTATACAAAAATGGTGTATTAATGCCATTAACTGAAAATATACAAACAAATTGGAGTGGAGCATATCTACAAGATAATAATTATAGAATTTTATTTGATGAAAACGGTAATATTTTAAAACCTGAAAATTCTACTTTAGATATGGATAGAATTGCAAACACGCAAAAATCTATTTATCTAAATGCAAACAGTCCACAAAATGGTAATGAAGGGTTTAATATTGATGGGATGTGGTATTTTGATTATAATATTGGTAATAGGTTTGGTTTAAATACAGAAACAGCAAACGCTAATCCTACATTTGTAATTGATAAAGCTTCAGGAGTAATTAATTTTAGCTCAGGAATGTCAGGAGAACTTTGTATTCTTGAATATGTTTCTGATGGTATGAAAAATGGTGTAGATTCTCAAATAAATTTAAATAAATTATTTGAAGATTTTATTTATGCCTATATAAAATATGCTATATTAACCAGTAAATACGGAGTACAAGAATATATTATTAATAGAGCAAAAAAAGACAAAGCTGCTTTATTACGAAACGCAAAATTAAGATTAAGTAACATACACCCTGGTAGATTATTAATGAATCTAAGAGGTCAATCTAAATGGTTAAAATAATATGCCTCAGTTTACAAGAAATTTTATAAAAGGAAGAATGAATAAAAGCGTTGATGAGCGATTAGTTGCTCAAGGCGAATATATTGATGCTTTAAATTGTAGATTAGGTTCTACTGAAAATACAGAAATTGGAGCTGTAGAAAATTCTTTAGGAAATTCTACGTTAACTATTTTAACATATGAAGGTCAAGCTTTAAGTGATAAATCTAAATGTATTGGTTCATTTGAAGATGGAGGTACAGAAACTTTATATTGGTTTGTAAATGATCCAGCTAATGAAACTTCAAGTACTGGTAAAGTAGATATGATAGTTTCATATAATACTAATTTAGATTTACTTTTTTATCACGTTATTTCTACTAGTCTTTTAAATTTTAATAATTTAAATTTAGTTACTGGTATTAATTTAATAGATGGGTTATTATTTTTTACTGATAATTTAAATGCTCCAAGAAAAATAAATGTAAATAGAACCTATCCATATCCTATAAGTGATGTTGATCAAATATTTGAACAAGACATTGGTGTTATTTTAGCACCGCCTTTATTTGCACCTACATTAACGCCTATTCAACAAGGTGGTGGAGAAAATTTTATGAAAGATATTATGATATCTTTTGCTTATAGATACAAATATGAAGATAATGAGTATTCAGCAATATCACCATTTTCCCCAATATCATTTACTCCAGGACCATTTTCATTAGATTTTGCTACTTATAATAATGCTTCAATGGAAAATGTTTTCAATAGTGTTATTGTAGAGTTTAATACTGGTGGTAGAAATGTTGTAGGAATTGATTTATTATTTAAAAATTCTGAAATGGTAACAGTAAATGTTATCGAAAAATTTAATAAAGTTGATCAAGGTTGGTTAGATAATATTAATCAAACTTTTCAATTTACTAATCAAAAAATTTATACAGTACTTCCTGCAGCACAAATGCTAAGATTGTATGATAATGTACCTAGATATGCTCAAGCTCAAACAATAATGGGCAATAGATTAATGTATGGTAATTATATAGATGGATATAATATTACAAATTCAGCTGGTCAAAGTGTATATTTAGATTATACATTAGAAAGAGTAAGCGAATCATTAGGTGCAGGTGAAAAAGATTCTGTTAATACTGCTTTTACTTATACAATAAATGGAGCTGTAAATCAATTAAATGCAACTGCAAGTTATGATACTACAGGTTTTGCTTTAATAACAGGATCACAAATAGGTATTTCATTTAATTTTGGACACGGACAATTTTCTGGATCAGCAACTTATATAGATGGTAATGAACCTCTTAATGAATTTGTTGGAACATTTTTATTTACTCTTCAACAAAATTTTGACAATGCACACGATATGGTTACTAGTCAAGCTTTTATAGATGGTATAACTACATTTGTAGCTCCTTCTTCATCTAATTGTTTTCCTATCAAATGTTCTTCAGGATGTACAAACGGTTCTTCTGTTACAGATTTAATTAACTGTGGTATTGTTACTAATGCAGCAGGTGGATGGGAAAAAGTTGGTTTTGGATTGTCAGGAATTGATCAGGGTATTGTAATTACTTCTACTCCAGGTAGTAATGTTTTTACATTAACTCCTCAAGCATTAAAATTTGAAGCATATAATCAAGCAACTGTACCACCTACAGCTTTAGGTGTTTTTGCTTTTGAATACCTTACTATTAGACAATCAGAACTTCTTTATAGTTTAGATTCTTCTAGAAAAACATTACATAGTGATAGAGATTATGAAGTAGCAGTTGTTTATGAAGATGAGTATGGTAGAGCTAGTACTGCTTTAGTGGATATAAATAACACTATTTATATGCCTTGTGAAAATTCTATTACTAAAAACACAATAAAAATAACATTAAGTAGTTATCCTCCATTTTGGGCAAAAAAATACAAGTTTGTATTAAAACCATCTAAAGATGAATATCGTACAGTATTTTCAAACATATTTTTTCCAGAAGAAGAAACTGGTAATGTGTGGTTTAAACTAGAAGGAGACAATAAAAGTAAAGTAGTTTTAGATGAAAATTTAAAAGTAAAAGCTGATACTACAGGAGCAGTATTAAGATGTGTTGAAACTAAAGTTTTAGATTACGGATCTCAAGTTAAAGATTTTTTATGTGCTAGAGATAGCAATGGCGTTAAAGTAGATCCAGATTGTACACAACCAGGTGGAGTATATATGCAATTAAGACCTTCAAATTTTGCAGCTGCAATTGCACCAGATTCTTTGATAAATACAGGTCAAGAAACTTGTAGTTCAGGTGATTTTTGTGCTGTTAAATATAGTGTTTCAATTAAAAATCCTGATAGTACTGGAGCAACTGATGAATTTATTCCTTACACAATACCAGCAGGTAGTATTGTTACTATAATACTAACCGAGAGTAGATCTAGAAGAGGAAACAGATGTGGTGCTAAAAAGTATAATTATAATAAAACATTTACCGCTGGTCAAGACTACGAAAGTATGTATGCTTTTGTAGAAGGTCAAAATATTGATTTAACAAATGGTTCAACTGATGGTACAACTGATGATGGTGGTCCAAACAATATAAATCAACCTAGTACATTATATTCATTTTTTACTAGATTAGCTACTGATTCGCAGTCATATGTTACTTTTCAAACTGATGCTGCAAATGGAAAAATGTATTTAGTTCATCAAACAGGGACACAAAAATGTCGTGGTTTAGATATAAGAAATTCTTATGCAACAGTAGAATTAATTGTTCAAAGAGCAACTACATTAATGATATTTGAAACTGAAGCAAAAGATGCTAATACAGAATTGTATTTTGAAAACGAACAAGTTTTTGATATAACTTCTGGTAATCATCAATCTGGTTCAAATACTACAGATCAAAATCAAACTAGTTTATTACCTGCTATTATTAATTTAACATTTTCTAATGCATTTGTTTTTGGTAATGGTTGTGAGTCTAATAGGGTTTTAGATGCTTTAACAACTCAAAGTTTTACTTTGGGAGAAAAAGTAACTGCAGTTTCTGAAGAGGATTATAAAGAAAATTTACGATTTGCTGACATAACTTATAGTGGAAACTTTAATTTAGAAACGAACGTTAATAAACTAAATGAATTTAATTTAGCTTTAGCTAATTTTAAATCTTTAGAATCATCATTTGGTCCTATAAGAAAATTACACGCAAGACAAACAGATATTTTAACATTACAAGAAGATAAAATCTCATATGTATTAGTAGAAAAGAATCTTTTATCTGATGCAGCCGCTGGTGGAGCTATTGCTTCTATACCAGAAGTTTTAGGAACTCAATTAGCTCGTATAGAAGAATATGGTATTAGTAATAACCCTGAAAGTTTTGCTCATTATGG